GGCTTCAGCGGCCCACGATCTGCATGCATTAATCAACTCAGGATCATAATTGCCTGACGATATAATTAAGCCAATAATAACAGCATATGCTGCAGACGTAAAAACTGGAGACATGTTCTGATCAAAATTAGAGTAATCTCCTGCAATAATCCGCGAACTGCCAAAATGCGAAATAAACTTCCACAGGGTCCCCCATATCTTTGATGCTGCATTCATTCCCACTGCCGCCCAAGAAACAAATGGATTTCGTTGTGCTATGCGAATATAAGACCCAAAAAGAATTCGACCAGCTATAATAACAAACAGATTGGCCGCACAAAATAATCGAGGTCCCCTAGTCTGATTTTTCTCCGGAGAAATTGGTTCATCCTTTTGAGTTCCTTTATATGGATAAGTCAAAGGTTCCTTAGCAATCAGTTGGAAGAAGTACCGGTTAAATTGTTCTTGAAGTTTAACAGGTAAAGAGAATTCATAACCACATCTTCGAGATTCAGTAGGTCTCACTTCCAACAACTCAAGTTTCCTAGTATTCCAAGGATAACCAGCGCTGGTATCCATCTTTAACCGTTCTACCCAAGTTATTTTGTCATTGCCATTAATCGCATCAGTTAAACTTAAAGGAGTTAACAACTTGAGTTCACCAGTCTCACTGTATTTATTAGCCCAGTGTTTATGCAATTCAGAGGCGACAAGATCCACCCTGTCAAAATCAATCTTCGACGATATATTACTAACTTGCGTCAAATAATGTCGCTTTGATTTCCAATCAAAATTGGGTTTCTCTTTGTCGCAAACGTAGCCCCGCTGACGGAAAAATTCACGATAAGGAGGGTGTCCAAACTTACTCGAAGGACTACCTGTCACCTGGCGCAAAGTACAAATAAGCTGCATATGATATTCCTCTAATCCAGGAAAATTCAAAGGGTTAGATCGGGTCGGAATAGTCGTGACCGGAGGCAATTCTTGATCCTCACCAACGAAATAATCTTGGGATATGCTAGCAAACTGATTTAATGTAGACTTACCTTCCAACTGGGCTATAGCATCTTTTAATTGAGTTCTTCCAATGAATGTTGACACAACTATTGTGGAGTCTCTACTGTCAGCCATCGTCTGTAAGCCCAAAATAGATACCCCCCCTGTTGATGTAACTATAGGGGAGCCACTCATACCCGTGCCTGATCCAGTTGTCGTTCTACCAAAAAATGACAAATTGGACATATATCCAGGAGGAACTAAAGCATATGGTAAAGTTATTCCATTCTTTTGCGTCCAAGATTCAAAATCTACAATACCAACAGGATTTACAATATGCAATTTTTGTTTGCCCATTTGAACAGTATCACCGTTCTTTAAAGAAGCACTTTCGATAGGGAAAGCATGATTCTTTTCAAGAAAATAATCCACTAAACTTACTCGTCGCGTCATGCTCGGGACAGCAATAATAGCCCAATCCTCTTCGATATTCATAAAAATGTTCTTTTGTGTCAACACAAATTCAGATTTAACTTTACGTCCCTCGAGCAAAGATGGAAATTCTATATAACCCTTTGTATGCAAATTCTTCAAGGATTCTTTAGTCCCATCATATGAATAGAAGGCGTGAGCGCAAGTTAACACTAAAG